TATATAGTAATTAGGCCCCTAAAAAGGAGCCTAACTACTAATGACTTATAGTCGTTTTTCAATAGCATTCAAAACTTCCATGCCTTCATCTGTTTTGAAGTAGGCTGCAAGCGCTGAATACGGGTGTTCGTCAAATGGAACGGTCATAAGCTTTCGACCAGTATTTCCGTAAGAGAACGTTCTATTATCATTGGAAAGATTAATAATTCCAGCTTCTGTTGCACGAATACCAATATTGCGTAAATGTACATTATCGTCATTCGCTAGCTCTAAGAACAAATGTGGATTTCTACGTGCAAACACAAGCAAATCTCGTTTAAGTTCTTTAGAACTCATCTGTGTTACTTTAGATCCGATTTCTGCACGCATAATAGCTTCTGCAATATCAATATCCATAGTTTGAGCGGTGTTCATAGCTAATAATTCTGTTTCAATCATATCAACCTCTTCAATAGCGTCTTCTTCTGGCTTGTGTTCTACAATGCGCCCATCTAAAGTCATTGGGTGATAAAGTGATAAAAACTTTTGCAAAACAGGGTTTTCTTTTTCAACAAAAAGATTTCCGTTTTCAAAATAAATTCTACCTAAAGTTACCGCGCCTTGCTGTTCGTCTACAAAACAAGATTGTTGATTTGTAGCATATCTTAGCTCTCTATTGTATCCTTTTTCTTTATCAAAATAAAGTAGCGGTGAATTTTGTGAATGTCGAGATTGTATAACATGTATCATAGGTGTTGAATTACCTGAAAGTTGATACAATCTATCTTTAAATTCCCATTTTTGTTTTGTAGGCTTAGCAGGCATTGGTGGAGTTTCATCTGTAAATGTTACCTTTGGTGCTTCAACCTGTGCAGGCGTTTCTTTTTTAGCCGGTGCCTTTTTAGCCGGCGCTTTTTTAGCTTGTGCCATGATATAATATAATTAAATAAAAGAAAATATATCCCCCAGCCACAGCCGGGGGATAATATTATGTGTGTATTATTTTTTCAACAATACGAAGTTATTAGCTGCTTGAACACAAAGAGCGCGCTCAGACAAGTAATGAACTTCCATTTTATCGTCTGCGCTGGTGTAGTTACCACCCACAGAACCAGTTACCCAAGACTTAAAGCGACGGTCGTCAGCTTGTGAAGCACGGTAACGTACGTGTAAGAATGGACGAGAAATGTTCTGTCCTAAGATTTCATCATATACAGATGAAGTTCCAGCTGGAACAATAATACCTTGAATATTATCAACTAATCCACGAGTGGTAGAGTCATTCAGGTATTTCCAATCTGTTTTGTAGAAATCGTAAGAACCACGACGGAAACCTGTAAACCCTAGGTTTAAAGCAATTTCCTCGTCGTTTTCAAACACCCCATAAGAAGTACCACCAGCACCGTAAGAGTTTTGAGCAGCCAACATGTTATCCAACTCCAATGCTTTAGCACGGTTTAAGAACATCATGTTTTCCTCAATAGCTCCCTGCTTGTCTAGTTGCTTAAGGATGTCGTCAATTTCAGTAAGACCACCAGCACCGTCAAAATCAGTACCTGTGTATACAATACCACGGTCTTCAACAGCCGCGAACAAACCTTCAGATCCGCTAACATTAACAGCTGCACCTGTGATACCAGCATTTGTAGCTTTTTCTGATTCGACCATAGCCATTTCTAATTGGTCCATAAAACGCAAGCGAGACTCGTGCTCAGACTTTAAGTACCACATGTAGCCGCTAGTGCCCATTTCAGTTGTCACCTCAATCCAACCAATTGACGCAACGTCTGAACCATCAACAGCAAACTTATCACGAAGGATAATCGGCTTGTTGTCGAAAGTTTTAACAGGAGCAGTTAAAGATACACCTGAATCGCCAGATCCTTTCGCGTATTCAGAACCGTATACAAATACAGAGCAGTTTGTAGTACCGTCAGCACCTACTGAAGTTAAATCAGTTGCAGTGTAAGGCTCTACAACAAGGTCACCTGCAGTGGCACCCGGTCCCATAACGCGACACTTTAATACGTTAGATCCTTTAGCTAAAATAATAGTAGCGCCGGTTGGAACAGTGTTAGCATCAGCTGCGCTAGCAAAACGCAATAGACCACCATTATGAGTAACGGCGTCAATAATAGCGCCACCGTCAGCATCTTCAATCTCTACGTCATTAAACGCTACGTGCAAACGACCTTGCTCTGACCAAATGATACGGTCAGAAGACATAGGCATTTCAGCGCCTACCATTTGCAGGAATCCAGAAATAGTACGCTTGCCAAAACGCTCTACTTCTTTTTCATAAACTTCTGGAAGATATTGTTGCGTCCAAAAATTTGCTTGTGTTAAATCGAGGTAGTTATCCCCGCTAACAGACTTCGTTGAGCGTGGAGATACGCCCGAAGGAAGATTGTTACTTGTGTCTAATGTTGCCATTTTTTAATAAGTTTAAATGGATTATTTATTTTTAAAACGTGTTCTAAATGAAACATTTTGCCCTTCATCTACCGTGCGTACGTTAAAGCCATTACTAGACGCAGAATTATCATAAACCCCTCTCGGGTTCATATCTACGTTTTTTGCTTTAGCGATACTATTTTTAAGAGCATCGGATTTACCTTGCTCGTAAAAATGTTGCGCTATTTGATCGGCATTCATTGCTGTAAACAAAGATTTATGGTAACCCTTAGCGTCTGACAATTCCCCCTTTTCATTCAAGAACTTCTTGGTAAAGTTGTTAATGTCACTTTGAGCATCCTTAACCTGGCTAGCGTTTTTTACATTAAAGCGAAATTTTTTGTCTCCAACATTAAAATCAAAACCTTTGAAATTGTTAAAAACTTTATCGCTTGCTGATTTAAACTGCGTAGCCTGCTTCTCAGCTATTTCATTTTCTTTATTATAACGATTGAAAAACTCAACCGCTTTTTGCTGTTCTGGATTTAAGCGTGATCCCGCTTTAATCTCATTGTAATATTTATTTTTAAGACCTTCTAAGTGGTTTTTAGCATTTGCAACGGCTTGCTTACGCTCTACTTTTTTACGTCTTATTTCTTTTTCGTCATCCAACTCTTCATCGTACGAAAACTTATCTTCCATTATAAAGTTAATGTCTTCGTTGTCTAGATTCGGATTGGTATTTCTATAATATTCGCGAAGTAGAGCATCTTCATTTAACGCGGCATAATCAGTATTAAGCCTTACGTAGTCCTCTAAAGTACCGCCTGTTTCGTTAATAAACTCTACTACTTTTTCAATGTTTTCAGGAAGAGGCTCACCTGTTTCTTCAGCTTTCTGTACAGCTTCTGCAACCTCTTGCTCAGTAGCTTGCTCTTCAACTTCATCGGCTTCTTCTTCTGCTATTTCTTGCAGTACAGCCTTCTCTTCGGTTTCTTCAACTACTTTTTCTTCTTCGGTGTCCCGTACTTCTTCAACCACTTCTTGGCTACTTTCTTCGTTTCCGGGTTGTTCGACAACAGCATCGCTGTCATCTGTGCTTTGCTCTTGAACGGCATTTTTTGTAAAATCTAATTTAATGTCGCCGTTGTCGTTTACTTCGACTGCGGGTTTAATTTCTTCACTCATGATAAAATATTATATAATTATATACTGTTATTATTACTTAGGATCGAAAGTACCTAAACCGAAACCACCGCCAAGTATGTCATTGCCAGCAGATTCAAAGTTTTTAGGTGCGGTTTCTTTCTTTCTTTGGTCTATAAGTTCACTTTGTTGAGTAGCTTGAATTTTTGTTCTTTCGTCTTTACGGTCTTCTTTTTCTTTTGCGTTAGATTTAGCAACCTCAGCTTCCATGTTTTTTATTTTCATGTTAAAGTCGAACTCAAGTGCCATTAATTCTCTTTTAGCCATAACCTCAGCTTCCATTTTACTTGCGTCTAACTGCGCTTTCATCTGCTCTAGCTGCATTTTTGCCTGCGTGTTAGCTTGAGTTTTTTGTATTTCGAGCTGGGCTGCTACCTGCTGCTGCTGCGCGTTGGCTTGTGCTTGGGCTTGCATGGCTTGTTGTTTTGCAAGCTGGTCTCTTTGGAATTTTTTTGCTTTGCGTATTTTTAAAACTTGGTTAGCTGTTTTAATATTTTTAATTTCTCTAATGTCTATAGCATCATCTAAATCAATTAAACTAGCCGATAAAGCTGTTTGTATATTATTTTCCAGCCTAGCCTTTTCCTCATCGTCTGGAGTAAGCTCTAAGAATATACCAAAGTCGTGTATATGTAAGTTTTTAATATCAGCTAAAGTAGCCACATTAAATCCACCTATTTTTTGTATAAACGCTTCACGAGAATCACTATACTCTATAATATCAGATATTCTTAAAGATAGTTTCTCTGCTGTTTCTTTTGTTAAATATAATCCGGAGTCTAATATATGTCTTGTAGCTGTATTTGAATTTGCTGCAGCTAACTTTTGCACGCCAACTAAAGCTCTTGAATCCGGCGTTGAACCATCACGTGCTTCGTTAAGACCGGTTACGTCACGAATCATCTGCATATAATAATTATATGTAGTAATAAGGGTTTGCAGCTTTTGTCCGCCCGCGCCTGTTTGTATAGGCTGAATAGGAACTTTGCCTGGGTTCATATCGCCCTCTTGCGTAAATGAACGACCAATAACAGAACCCGTTTGAAAGAACATGTTAAGCGCCTCCTGTGGATTATAGTTTGTACCGTTTCCTAAATCTATTTCAGCCAACCCGTCTGCATCAAGATAAACACCATCGGGCATCATCTTCTGCATAACCTGCTGCAGCTTTAAATGCGTTAGCTGTATCATATCAGCAAATCCAGTGCATCTACTAACTAATGATTCAATTCTACCCTTGTACATTCTAGGAGCGACAATGCTGTAGTTCATTTTAACTTTAGTGTAATCGCTTTTAGGGCGAAGCATGTTTTTACATAACTCCCATTTTAAAAGTATATCAGAACCCACAATTATAGCGCCATCAAATAGCGTTTCAACAGGTCTTTCTAAAATACCAAATTCTGCACTTGCCGGCGGTTGGTAATCATCATTTCTTTCAATTACCTTATCGGCGCCGCTAGCTGTTATCTTTGTTTTGTATACTTCCTTTAAATATGTTTTATAATTAAAATATAAAACCTGCACAGTGTTGTCGTCTTTACCGCCTCTTCTGCTATAAGACTCCTGTGTTCCCCCTGAATAAAGCTTACCTGTTCCTTTAATCTTTTTTAACTGATCATCAGTAAGGTTAGGAAACTCTTTTACCAATTCATTAATCGGTATAGTTTTGACTTCACCCGCATAATAAATATCTTCAAAGTACGGTGATTCAGTATAAGAATATACAAGATTTGCTGGATCAACATATTTTACCGTAGCTCCTTCTGATTTTGAAAAGTTTGTTTTTACCGCTCCAATACCTATTGTAGCTAAATCGTAATATGTACGCTTTTTAATATTTTCATAATCATTGCCGGCTAGCAATGTGTTTATAGCCGTTTCTTCAGCTATTTCAATTCCTTGCTTGTAGCTAAGCTGCATATGAAGATTAAGCTCTTCTTCAGTCGCGGGTATTTTGCTTGGATCGTTTTCAAATAAGTTAATCCCAAAATCCTGCATTACCTGGTTTTTAAATTCTTTAGTGCGCATGTCTTTCACTATAGAATTCATATAGGCTGTTCTTTTAGAAACCCCAAAAGGATCTTGTGCGTATGTTTTTATATCAAACGCTCTATCTGAAATACCGTTAACTACTATGTCTATAAATTTAGAGAGCACAGGCACGGGTTTCCAGTCTAAATTAAGATAAGATAAATCACCGTTAATAGATAATTCGTCTTTATATTTTTGTATGCTTTGTTCGCCTCTAGCATATAGCCTTAAATTATGATAGGAAGTTTGATTACTTCTGTAACGCTCAGTGCCGTTATCATTGCTAAACCATTCATGTTGAATAGCTCTTCCGACTTGAAGACCGTATTCATCAGACATTTTTTCAGAATTCTTAGCCAACTGACTCGGGAAATAACCACCTGCATATGAATTAACCATATTGTTATTTTATTATTTTTGAAGTGAACCCGTCTTGCCGGTATCTAGCTATAGACAGATTTAATTTTGTTCTTTGTGCGCCACTAATCGGTTTATATAAATCTTTATGACAAGCCATAATAGCAAGACCTGAGCTAATTGAAGCATCGTATTTTGTACGATTGTTCATGTCAAACTTAGACCAATCATTTAATGTATCGTTAAAATACATTGCACCGTAATTATTTTCAGAAATTAATCCGACGTGATCGTTAATATACATTTCAATTGCAGCAGCATGCGCTTGCTTCATGTCCATGCTTGAGTTAGGTATCCCGCCAATCTCTTTCTCAGTTACGGAAAGCTTGTTCCATAATCTGTCAGGTCGGTTCATCGAATAACCCCTGTACCCTCTTCTTTTAAAATGATACAGTAACCTAGGTTTGTTATTCTCAGCAAGTATTGGCATTCCATAAAAGACGCACGCCATGAGTACGTCTTCGAAAAATATCTCTGCTGTCTGAGGCCTAGCTATATACTCTAAAAAGAATGAGCTAGGCGGTGCATCTTCCATTGTAAATTTTGTTAATCCGTGTAATGCACCTTTTGAGCCTCTGCCGTCAGTCGTTCCTGAAATATCGTAACTATCACAACCAAATGCACCTATGTGTTCATTAGCTGGATATTTAATACCGTTTTTAGTTATATACTTATTTTGTAAATGCAAACCAGGTATCCAAGATATTTTAAATCTACCCTGAGGTGACGGTGTGAATATAACTTTTGAGTCTTTTACACCGTTTTCCCATTGAAAACCACCCTGTGTTACAACATTACTATTACGCAGATCTTCGTTATAATCAATCTGTTCGTAAATTTTTGCTAAATTAAATAAGCTATTTTTAGTTTCATCTCTAAACGCGTGCTCTTCTGTACGCGGAAACTGCCTGTAGTATTCATTTAAAGCATCCTGGTCTTGTTTAAGACCGTCAACTTCATTTTCCCAATAATCTATAACACCTTGTTCAATAGTGTCACCAAACGGGTCCAAAACCTTTCCATCAGGATTATTAAATACGGGCTGCCCGTGCTCATCAATAAATCCTTCGTAGTTCCACTCCATTGGGATAAAGAGCGAGTACAATCCAGATTTTGTTTGTCCATTTGAATTTCGTTTAGTTACATCTGAATCAACATATAACTTTTTAAAATTATCACCACCTTTATCTAACGCGTTTGACGTACTACCCATCATGCACTTACCGATAATACGTGCACCAAGCCTTAGCGTTGTTTTTGTAACTCGCCAATTGTTAAGGATGTTGTCTGGTCTTTCCCATTTGCCACTTTCGTCGTGGACAAGTAGTTTAAGCTTTTCACCATCGTAAGAGTTGTCACCAGTGTTTTTCCAGTCAATTGTTGTATCAAGTCCTTCAAGCTCTATCTGTTTTTCTTGCGCTTGTATGGATTTCCTAGTGAGCTTAGAAGCTGGAACTCTATAAGCAAGTTCGGTTTTTGGCCGATCCATACCGTCCTGGATAGGTTTGAAGAAAAACGGATAGTTAACTGAGATTGGGACAACTTTGTCGGTAAACATTTTTTTGGCATCAGCACCTGTTTTTGATAAGATACCAAATCTGGCGTCACTTGATATGGTTGCCATGTTGACAGTTTCACCGGATGCCATGAATGAAAACCCACTCCGTCTATTCTTGAGATAGCACATTCCGTAGCTTCTAGTATCAGCTTTGCAGGCTTCCCAGAATATAAAGAAGAGTCTATTTGCTTCTCTGTAGTCAGGGTGTCCAACATCAATCTTTGACCACTGCAAGTACATGTAATGAGTACCAGTAATATAAGTTGGTACATCTTTGTTGTAAAACCAATATCCGCTTTCACGCCTGTTAAATTCTTCGTCAATATATGCTTCCCAATTCGCTTTAAACTCTTCCGGATAGGTTTGCCAATCAAATATACTCTTAATATTTTTAAGCTCCTTAGGATAGTCCGAAACAGTCCATTTATTAGGTCCCTTTTTTAAGGTTTTAGGTGCAGGTGGCAATGCTATACACAAATTTTGTATTTCAATGATCTGACCTATCTGACCTGTTTTACTTATT